GTATGCCCGATGATGAATCGCTGGCGGCAAACCTCATGGGTCTTAATCAAAAAGAATTTGGGTTGAAGTTTCGGCCCGTGTACTACATGACCTATCCAGAGTTCTTAGCGCAAAAGAAATCTACCTTTGACATGGATGGCGAAGACAAGCGAGAGCTGAGCTACGAGCTAGATGGTTTCCATGGTCGTTGCCGCTTTGACTGGCTCAATGTCCGTGTGTTGATTATTGACGACTTAGGCAAAGAGTACGGCTCCAAGTATGACGACACTTCTTTTGACGAGATTCTCAGACTACGCTACGACAAAGGCCTACCTACGATTGTGACAACCAATGTTCGGTTAGAGAACTGGGAAGCACAGTACAGCGAAGCCATGGCGAGCTTTGCCAACGAAGCCTTCATCCGAGTCCCTATAATTGGTTCAGACCTACGAGGCGCACAGTGAAAGGCTTTCAAATGGACACGGAGTGGATGACCGTCCAACAGTTCATTTCTGCCCAAGGCGTTGGCATTTTTGAGGTAGAGCTAGATACAACCTCCAAGCGCACCCGTTGCAACTGCCCTGTCTGGGAGAAGAAGCACACCTGCAAGCACACTTCTTTTGTGGATATGCGTATCAAGTCTCAGGGCCATTACTCCATCAGCGTTCCTACCTCTGTTCCAGAAGAGTGGGCGCTTGAAGCAAGCCAAGACCCCGCTAAGTTCAGAGAGTTTGTCGTTAACTACGCTACTGTAGAGGTCCTATGAAAAACGGAGACATATCCAACGTCTCCTCACCCCAAGTCATAGCAACCACCACACTTCTTTTGAAGCTGGTGGAGCAAGAGACTCGTCGTCTTTTGGTGAAGACAACTTCTTTTAAGGTAGGAGATGTTGACCTGATTGCAGCTAACAAGCTGTGGAGACTAGGTAACACCTACGGAGTTTCTTTAGAGCTAGCTGGGTTTGAGGACGAAGGCTGGAACGAAGAACTTCTTGACAAAGCTTTTGAGAAGCTAGAGCGTCGTGTTGTCAATCCGTTTAACTATTGGCAACTCTACGAGAGTCCGCATGAGTTGGTGGGGTTACTGCCATATCGTGCTAATCTAAAGGCAGTGATAGATGTACCCGGCCGAGTTGCTATGTATGGCTCTGCGGGTGTACAACTAGACAATATCTAGTCCTTGAGGGAGGGCGTTATGTTTTCAGTAGCAAATACAAATTGTCCGATGTGCCATGCCCACACGGTAGAACGCATTTATGTAAACGGTAATTCTTATTTACAGTGTCAGTCATGCGGAGAACGGTGGAAGTAAGTGGCAGCAGATAACGAACATCGCCTATTAAGTAAGGTCATTGCAAACCGGGAGATTACTCCCGTTCTTCAACGAGGTATCACCGATGCGTGGTTCTTAGATGATGACAACAAGCGAGTATGGGCATTTGTCCGTAAGCATTACAGCGAATACAGCGAAGTCCCAACTGTTACTACTGTTCTAGACCATTACCCCAATTACAAGGTCCTAGATGTTCAAGACAGCATGGACTACCTATTGGACACGATGGTGGATTTCCGCCGTCGTTTGTTGACACGACAGGGATTAGAAAATGCCGTTGAGAATCTCCAGAGCAACGACCACAACGCTGCTCTCCTTGCAATGGAACAGACCGTCTCCAAAGTCAATGAGCAAGGAGTACTTGGTACTCACGAGATTGACCTTACCAAGAACACCGAAGAACGCTACAAGGATTACCAAGCTATTCAGAATCAGCAGTTCTTGGGTATCCCAACGGGCTTCAAAGACATTGATGAAGCGACTGCTGGGTTACAGGGCGGACAGCTAGTCACCATCATTGCTCCTCCTAAGACAGGTAAGTCTCAGGTTGCGTTGCAGGTTGCTATCAACGTGCACAAGCTAGGCAAGACTCCTATGTTCCAATCCTTTGAGATGAACAACCATGAGCAACAGCAACGCCACGATGCTATGCGTGCACACATTGACCACGGAAGATTGCGCCGAGGAAAGCTATTACCAGAAGAAGAAAACCGCTACATAGACATGCTCAATAAGATGGAGACCGAGCACCCATTCCATTTGGTGGATGCGGTAAACGGAATCACAGTCTCTGCGTTGTCTGCAAAGATTGAGCAACTCAAGCCTGACATTGTTTTTGTTGACGGTGTGTACCTGATGCTTGATGACTTGACCGGTGAGATGAATACGCCTCAAGCAATCACAAACATCACTCGTGCCCTCAAGCGGTTGGCACAGAAGATTAATTTGCCGATTGTTATTACTACTCAGACTCTTCTCTGGAAGATGCGTGCAGGTAAAGTTACTGCCGATTCCATTGGTTACTCTTCGTCCTTCTTCCAAGACTCAGATGTTATCTTGGGTCTTGAACCTGTGGAGGAGGACGATTCCATTCGTCTACTCAAGGTAGTTGCGTCACGTAACTGCCCACCAAAAGAAACATCGCTAACATGGAAGTGGGAGACAGGTTGTTTCCACGACGAGTCGGAGATGATGAACTGTCCATTCTGCTCTAACTGGGGCCAGTGATGGTAGATGTTGAGAGAGTCTTACTCTCGCTAGATGTTCCTCTAGTCGCACAACGAGGAGAGGAAGTGCAGGGACTATGTCCTATGCACAAAGCTCGCACTGGAAAAGAAGACCACAATCCGTCGTGGTGGATTAACTCCGTAACAGGAGCACACATCTGCTTTTCATGTGGTTACAAAGGTAATATCTACACCCTTGTCGCAGACCTCAAGGGCATGGATTACTTTGACGCAAAAGATTACGTCAACTCCAGTGCCGAACTAGATGTGGATGTACTGTTAAAGCGTATCCGTGAATTGCCACAGTACATCTCCACAGTAGAAGAGCCCATCGCTATGTCAGAGGCACGCCTTGCTGTCTACACAGACCCACCAGAGAAAGAATTACGAAAGAGGTTCATCAGTGTTGAAGCAGCAAAGCATCACAATGTCTTATGGGATAAAAATAACGAAGCCTGGATTGTCCCTATCCGTGACCCAAACGATTACCGTCTCTTGGGATGGCAAGAAAAGGGAGCTCGTGGTCGTTTCTTCCGTAACCAGCCGCAAGGAGTCAAGAAGTCCAAGACCGTCTTTGGTGTAGAGGTTATGTCTACTGAGACTCTGGTGGTTGTGGAGTCTCCTTTGGATGTTCCACGCTTAGCAACTGCTGGTGTAGCAGGAGCAATCTCTACTTATGGCGCCTTGATTAGCGAAGACCAAGTTAAGATTATGAGACGAGCAAAGAAGGTTATTGCAGCGTTTGATAAGGACGATGCAGGGATGCACGCTAACGAACTGATGCGTGGCTTTGCCCGTAAGTATGGCATTGAGTTGTTGTACTTTAACTACACCGGTATTGATGTTAAGGACCCAGGCGATATGACGGAACAAGAGATTCATCAAGGCATCGCTACTGCTCGTGACATGATTTACGGCAAGGAAGCGTATTTGTGGTCTTAGATGCTCGTGGTGTACCGACTCATGCCTGTCCTAACTGTGGGCATTTAGTATTTAAAATCAAAGCAATGTTTGAAGACTATGACATTGCTTTGTGGTTTACCGATGCAGAGTGTGATGATTGCGGAACTCTGCTGACAGCTCCTACACCGGTGGATGACCCACATGTTTAAAGGAACTTTGAAACCGTACCAAGTTGAGGCAGTAGCCAAGATGTCAGAACGCAAGAAGATGTTGGTTGCGTATGAGATGGGCTTGGGCAAAACCTGCATGACTATTGCCGCATTAGAAGAGTTGAAAGAGTCAGAAGAGTTAACAAAACCAATCTTGATTATTGCTCTATCAAGTTTGAAGTACCAGTGGGAGAAGGAGATTCAGAAGTTCTCTGATGCCACGACGGAAGTGATTGACGGTTCCAAATCTCAACGAGAATTGAAATGGACACGTGGGTATGACTGGCAACGAGCTTGGGATGCCAACAACACTTACGTCATCTGTAACTACGAGTCTGTAGTTAATGATTGGGATTTTATTAAGGACTTTGAATGGGGCGCTGTAGTTTGCGACGAGGCAACTGCTATAAAAGGCTTCCGTTCTCAACGCTCTAAGAGAGTCAAAGAACTTGCACGTGATGTCCCCGTCCGGTTTGCCCTAACAGGCACTCCCATTGAGAACGGACGCCCAGAAGAACTGTACTCAATCATGCAGTTTGTGGATTCAAAAGTGTTAGGGCGCTTTGATTTATTTGACCAAACTTTTATTGTACGCAATCACTTTGGTGGAGTTCAGCGATACAGAAACCTGCCTATCTTTCATGAGAAGATGAAGCAAGTAGCAGTCCGCAAAACTCAAAAAGACCCAGACGTAGCGCCTTATCTTCCAGAAACAATTCATTTAGAACCTATGCGTATCCCTTTAGACAAGAAGAACAAAGAGCTGTACCAGAAGATTGCTTCAGATTTATTGCAGGAACTGATAGAAGCACAAGAACTGCTTGGTGGTTCCTTCTCTTTGGATGCTCACTACGGGCAAGGCCACAAACCTGGTAGCCCAGCTGATAAACTAAGGGGCTCCATAATGTCCAAGATAACTTCTTTAAGGATGTTGTGTGACTCCCCACTCTTACTGGTTGAAAGCTCAACCAAGTTTCATAACGGATGGCAGGAAATAGATGGCGAAAAGGTCAATCTTGAAGGGTCTCGTGGTGGCAGCGCTTACGTTGCTGAGCTTGAAGCTGCTGGCTTACTCGCAGAAGCGAAGAAATCTCAAAAACTAGAGGCCGTTATTGACTATGTGGCTGAACACATAGAGGCAAACGAAGACCACAAGGTAGTTATCTTCACCTGTTACCTAGGGATGTTGCCGCTCATCCAAGAAGCCCTGACCAAAAAGAAGATTGTTAGCACTCTCTACTCGGGACTGCTAAACGCTAAAGAAAAAGAAGATTCAAAGACACTGTTCCAAACGTCTAAAGACGTTAGGGTACTTATCTCCTCTGATGCCGGTGGGTACGGAGTAGATTTACCCCAAGCAAACTTGCTTGTCAACTACGACCTACCATGGTCATCAGGTACGGCAGTCCAGCGTAACTCCCGTATCCGACGTGCGTCCAGCGAATGGTCCCATGTTGTCATCCAAGACTTCTTGGTGCTAGACTCTATAGAAGAACGACAGCACCAGATGTTGATGCAGAAAAACGCCGTTGCAGATGCTGTGATGGATGGGGAAGGCATAAACACTAAGGGTGGTGTAGATTTAACAGTAGGAAGCTTAATCAACTTCCTGAAGGGGGAATAACATGGCACGAGTAAAAGACGAAGACCTTCGTAACATTGACGAAGAAGACTTCATCGCACAGACGAAGAAGTATGTGTTTATCAAAGCGCAGTTAGAGTTCCTGGAGAAGGAACAAAAGACATTACGTGCTCAACTCTTTGAGGTCTTAGATGCAGAAGGCCAAGAAGATGATAAGGGAAACATCATAATTGAGCTTCCATCAGATGTAGACGGAGTTTCATCTTTGGTTAAGCAACGTCGTGTGTCACGCAAGATTGACGAGGACAAAGCCGCAGAGATTATTGCTGAACATGGACTAGAAGATACTTTGTACAAAACAATCCGTGTCGTAGATGAAGACGCACTCATGGCTGCGTTGTACGAAGATGACCTTACTGAAGAAGAGGTGGACCAAATGTATCCACCAACAGTCACTTGGGCATTGGTACTTAAGAAGTAACCATGGCAGGACTTCGTAGTGATGATGAAATTGAGAAAGCGTTTGCTGACTTAGAGTTCATCCCTGGTTCCAAACGGAAGCGTCGTGAACCAGACCCAAAGGTTTCTCGCCGTAAGGCGGGAGAAACAAATGGTTGGGATGCAAACCCAATCATGAAAACATTAGGTGGAAAAGAAACCGAAGTGTTTACCATCGGTGCGTTAGCGCAAGCGTTGGAAAAACAAATCGTTACTGTCCGCCTGTGGGAGCGCAAGGGTTACATACCTCGTGCACCGTACAGACTTCGTGCCAAGACTCTTGGTGGGAAGAAGACTGGCGGTAACCGTGTGTACACCCGAGCACTCATTGAAGCCACTGTTGACGAATTCGCCAAAAGAGGCTTAATTGGTACCGCTCGTGTAGAGTGGAGCCAACACGAAGACCTTACAGAGGTTCTAGTTAGCCGCTGGAAGGACATCACATCCACCGAGAGCCGTCAGGCCTCATGACCGAAAGATAAACAATGCCAATTACAAAGCCGTCAGTTGATGCTGACACCTATCTCGCTGAAGACAGCGCAGATATCCAACCAACAGTTGGAACAACCGTCCAAGAAGGATGGGATGCAGTAGACGCTCTGCTCAAGGCAGACAACACTGAGTTCCCAACTGATTTTCGTTTTACTGACGAACCTCAGTTGATTAAGTTCCTTCAGGACCGTCCGTTTGCAACCTACGAGCAACACTGGATTGAGCGTCCAAAGGGCAAGAAGTCCTTTGTGTGCATCGGTTCTGGTTGCCCACTCTGCGAAATTCTTGGTGACAAGCCTCGTGGAAAGTTTGCGTTCAACATTCTCGTTCTCACTGGTGAAGTCACCGGTGTACAGGTGTTGACTGCTCCACCTTCACTTGCTCGTCAGATTAAGAAAGCTCACGATGATGAGCGCAAGGGACCACTTGACCGTGAGTTCTGGGAGATTTCTCGCATGGGAACCGGCCCAACTACACAGTACACCCTCAACTATGTACGTGGCCGTGACCTTGCTGAGGAGTGGAAGTTGAACCTTGATGACGTTAATGAACAGATTGCATCTGCAACCCCCTTCACTGCAGACGAAGTTGTACGAGAGACCCCTCGCTCCGAACTTCTTGAAATCGCACGTTCAATAGCGTAAAAACTTCCACAGTAGGTTGGGGCCTGTCATCCGTTTCCAGGCCCCTTCCTACACACTCCGA